TTCTTCCAACACTATTAAAAGTATTTTCTACTCCTTTGAGAGCTCCACTTTCCAACTTTCCGGAATCATTAAATTTACCTAACCAATCAAGAGAACCTTCTTGAGAATATGGTCCGGTAAAAGAATCAAATAAATTTACGGCAAAATCTTTTACAACAGTTAATACACTTACAACATTATCAATAACTTCTTTATTTTCTTCTGCAAATCCATCAATCTTCTTTTTTATAGAGGGAAGAGCATTGAGTAGTATACCAGATAATAATATTCCACCGAAACTTAAAATTTTATCAAAAATTCCTGCAGAGGATTTTGCAACATCTTTTACATTACTTAGTGCAGAACCTCCTACTGATTTTTTTTCTATTGTTTTTTCTTTTTCTTTTGTTTTCTTTATTTTATTTTGATCAGAAACTAATCTCTTATTATCTTTTTTAACTTTAGTATAATCCTTACTAGATTTCTTAAGAAAACTATTGATATTAGTTACATTTAGTTTTAATTTTTGTACTTCCTTGACTTGTATTGTTTCCATATCTTACACATATATTCCATAAATTTCTGGAGTTGTATTCATATATGGATTACTCCCATTCACAGGAGATATAGAAGGAACAGGAGGTGCTGTTTGTTGAGTTGAATCTTGCTGTTCTTTCTTCATAACTTTTGGAGGAAGTTCCATTGTTATAAAGTTAATCTTACCAGCATCTTTAGATGAAATCATCTGATAGATTTTTTCGGTTCTCATATTATTAATGATAGATCCATCAACATTTGGAGCAAAGATTTCTGGCCCCTCTTCTCCCACGAGATATGGAGTTTTTGCTGATACAGGACCACCCATTGCCCTCTTTTCTAAAAGATTTTCAAATTTTATTTCTATTTCTGCCTTTTTCTGAACATCAGTAATTCCTTTTAATTCAGCATCTCTTTGAGATCTTAATCTCTCTATTTCCTTTCTTCTAGAGTCATATTTTTTAAATGCTTCTTTTTGTTCGTCCGTTCCAGATATCATTACATCTAGATATTGAGGTCCACCTGATGAAGTGCCTCCAGGACCGGTAGCAGGTTTATAATCTGGATTTCTTATTCTTCCTTTATCTCCAAAAGTATCAACTCCTGTAGATCTAAGTTCATCTTCAGCTACTTTGTGTGCTTCAAGAAAAACCTCCCCCCCTGCTAAATTGGTTAATGCTTTTTTCGCAATAAAACTTAAGAATGCTGCTGTCCCTGCAATAGCTAAAAATTTTAAAATTATAGGACTTGCCAATACAGCAAGTACTTTTCCAACAATCGCAGCAATACCAGCTAATTTTCCTAATATTACTCCACCACCAATAGCACCAAGTATATTTCTTATTAACTTCCAATTACTAACAATAATATTAAAGAATTTACTCATTTTTTTTCTATTTTCTTCATCCTCAAACCACTTAAATACTGCATTTGCTCCAATACCTAATCCAAGCAGTGTTATAAATTCTAATATTTTATCAAAGAAACCTTTAAATGGAGCAGCAACGAATTGTGCTGTTTTTTTAATTGCTCCACCAATCTTCCTAATACTTTCAATTACACCTTCTTTTAACCTCAATTTTTCTTTAGACTTTTCTTGCTTAAGAGTTTTATTTTTTTCTTTTTCTTCTGCATTTCTCATTCCAAAAGCAGTCGTAATTTGCTTTTGAATTTCTACAAGTATTCTATTCGTTTCTACAAGAGACTGATTTACATTACTACCTCCCGGTAGTTTTTTTCCTATATTACCTTTTTGAGTTTGTAATACTTTTTTAATTCTTGTAATCTTTTCAGAATTAACTTCTATTTTACTTTCTACTTTCGAAAATTTTTCTTCTAACCCCTTAATGCGGATTAAAGATTTTCTAACATGTCCTGATAATTTACTTAATGTCTTATGAATATTTCTAATAGATCCCGTAGAATTTCCAGCACTATCTTTATCACCAAATACTGCTGATGAAATATTTAACTTTGGAGTATCTTTAATTTTTATATTAGATTCCATTCTGCTGTTGTGCTTTTAGGTTTTCATCTTCAATATGTTGTTGTAATAGAGCAAGATATATTTCTTTTTCCCACGGAATCATATTTTCTAACTCTGTTAGTGAGTATTTATGATGTTGCATCAAAGCAAAATTTATCTTGTAGTATGACTCAAGACTTGTATGAGCCATACCTAACTGAAAAAACTTGCTAACCCTTCAAGAACAACATCACTCTCTACATTAGTATTTGGATTTTTTAATTTTACTGTATGTGAAAGTTTTGGCATTGTTTCAAAAAACTTTTCAATTTCTTTGAATTGCTTACTGTTCAATCGATCAACAAAATCCGTTAATTCTTCTTTGCTATATTCTGATGCACTCCAACTTTCTTCTTTATCATAAACCATTTCGATACAAGAAGTAATCATATCTAATGACTTCGTAACATCACTTACATTATCATTTATTTCAAAATTATTACCAATAAATTGTTCAAAAGAAGGATACCTCAATTTCATTGAATATGCATCATCTAATTTAATAATATTCTTGTGTTCTTTACTTTTCTGAACTTTAATTAAATCAATATCAATTTCCACATCAACCGTTGTCTCACCATCATCAGGACAAGAAAGTTGAATTTCTACGGTTTCTCCTACAGACCTTGCACGAACATTTAAGAACAAATATTCAATATCAAAAGTTGCAAGAGACTGGACTTTAATACCTCTTGTTATAATACAATTATTCAAGATTTGAATAAGACCATCAGAGATCTGTTTCATATCTTCAGTTTCTAATGCAATTAAAAGAATTTTTTCTTCTTTGACTAGAAAAGGACGATACTTAATTTTCTTTCCACTTGAAGGCAACTCCATCTCATAAGTCGGAGTATTAATTTTAGGTAAAGGCATGATGACCCATTATAATTTCAGTTGTGATTATTTATTACCTAAATGGAATATTAGATGTTGCTGGAGGTATAATCCTATCAAGAATATCATCATCACTAAAAATTTGTGGGGCATTAGGATTAAAATCTACAGATCCTGTATTATTTGGTTTTGAAACTGGTTTAGATCCACTATAAGATATAATGTAACGATCATAATTAAATGTCACATTAATTTTAAGTAAATCTGCAGTTCCATATGATACAGGAATTGATGTCATAGACTTCGGAAATGCATTCCTAAACTGATATACCATTTCATTCTTATAGTCTCTTTCAAATTTAGAAATATACATCGTATCAACTTTATATGTATCGGGATATTGAAATCTTCTATAATAAAAATCAGTATTTTCATTTTGCCCACTACCACTTGAAATATAATCCATCCATCCTTCAAATATTCTCAAGTTCTTATAATCATTATCAACATAAAATGTAAAATTTATATCAGTATATAATCTCGTATGTGCAAATTCTTGAGGAATTCCCATGAAATCACCTTTCACCTGTGCAGTTGCATATCCACTCGCAGGAAGAACTGCTTCAGAACATAAAAGTCCTGATTTGCGTGATACAAAATCTCTTGCATCACTAACTCCAAATTTTCTTCTTATATGATTTACTACAGCATTGTTTAATGCAGAAAAACTTACAACATAATGGTTAGTTTGAGATATTTTACCAAAGATGTCTTTGGCATCTCTCATTGAAATTATTTTAGATGACGGACTTGGCACTCTAAATACCTATACGACTACTTGATTATTAGTTATTTAGATGTCATATAAGGGAAAATATAAACCATCTTATCCCAAAAAGTATAAGGGCAATCCACATAACATCGTTTATCGTTCTCTTTGGGAACGCAAATTTATGATTTATTGTGATAATAACCAGAATATTTTGGAATGGGGAAGTGAAGAAGTTATTGTTCCCTATCGTTCACCCATTGATAACAGATACCACAGATACTTTCCAGACTTTTATATTAAGGTCAAAGAATCAAATGGTACGATCAAAAAAATGATTATTGAAATCAAACCATTTAAGCAGTGTATCGAACCTAAAGTCAAACAAAGAAAGACGAAAGGTTATATCTATGAAGTCGTTGAGTATGCTAAAAATCAGGCAAAATGGAATGCCGCCAAAGAATGGTGTTTAGATCATGGTTATGAGTTTAAGGTCCTTACAGAAAACGAACTCGGTATTAAGTAATGCCAAGAAAGACACTCCAACAAAGAAGAAATCCAACAGAAGATAATGATAATCGTGTGCGTGGTGTTGTTGATACTTTAATTGGTATCGAAACTGCTGATGATATTATGACTGAATTAATCACTGTTTTATCCGAAGGTGGTAAAGTTCCTTCTAGTGGAAAATATTATACCTTTTTTTATAATGCCAAGACACCAGGAATGCAGTATGACCAACACCCTCTTGTAGGTGTTACAGAAGTATTCTCTTGGGGGTTTCGTGGAATTAATTTTCATTGGGATTCTCAGAATAGCAGAAGGCAATATGATTACAATCAAATCATTGGTGGACTCTACGAAATCTATCCAGAAGAGATGTCTGATGTGATAGAACTCGGTTTTGCTAAAGTTCGTTCTAAATAACTAAAAAGCAGAAAATATGGCTTTAACAGAAGCAGAACAACAAAGGCTTAGTCGTCTTGCTGCCACACAAAGAGCAGCTGGCATGTCGGCAGACCTTCGTGGTGGAGATGGAAGGGTAGATGGTAATAGAAATCCTATAACAACAGTAGGAGAAGACGGAGGAGTAGGAGATGGAGGAGAACAACCGCCATCACCATCAAATATAAGAAGGCAAAGATCTGCAAGTAATAGAAATAATAAATTTGGACAATTGAGATATCCATATGCGATATTAGAAAAAGAAACTGATTATTTGCAAAT